CGACGGAGATTCAAGTCAAGCCATTGACTAGAAAAGGCATAGATGAACTTTTCGAACGAGTAGTGGAAGGCGAAGGCAAGGAAATGCCTCAAGAAGAGGTTGTAGACAAGATTTTTGATTTGTCCGCAGGCAGCCCCAGGAAGGCACTTGTATTGCTTGATCAGGTATTGGACATTAAGGACATAGACCAGGCTTTGGATGTCCTTACAGGTGGTGCAAATGAGCAGGATGTTATTGAATTGGCTCGCATGTTACTTAATCCTAAAACCCAATGGTCACAAGTGGCTAAGTTCTTAAAAGGCATCGATGGTTTGGATGAGCAAGTAGAGTCTATTCGTTGGCTTGTCTTGTCGTATATGTCAACTGTAATACTAAATAATGGTGCCAATGCGTCCCGGGCGTTTGTGGCATTGGATGCTTTCCGAGATCATTTTTATGATTGCAAGAAAGCAGGTTTGATTTTGGCGTGTCGGGAGACGCTGGAGCAATAATACATTGGAAGGTGGGATAATATGTCCAAGGTCAAAGTTAAGTATGGGGTGCAAAAATTAATCAATTTGGGGGACTTTGAGAATGTTCGCATAGAATCGGGGGTAGAGATGGAGTGCGAAAGTGAAGAGGTTGTAGAGACCCATAAAAGGATATGTAAGTTTGTTAATAAGGTAATTGAGAAAGAATCAGAGCAATGGGAAAATTAAGTGATAAAGATTTTGTAATCGATAAGCATGCTTTAGATGAAGAATGGGAACGCCATGTCTCTTTGTATATGGCGTACGCCGATGAGGCAAGAAAAGCACGCTTGGAGATGGATGAGTGCAAGAATATTTTGGAAGTTGTCAAGGCTGAAACGGCCATGGCAGTCCGGTCTAACCCAGATGAATATGGATTGGCTAAGGTTACGGAGCAAGTGGTAGTTGAAGCAGTAACTGTTCAAGAGGCCGTTAAAGATGCACAAGCCGATTTAGTTCAGGCTCGATATAAGCATGAGATGTTTCAAGCGGCAGTGAACGCCATGGAGCATAGAAAGAAGCAGTTGGAATCATTGGTAAGTCTATACCTGACTGGTTACTTTAGTGAACCAAAAGAACGCCATGGTGAGGATAGCGCAGTGGAGGAAATGCGTAAACAAAAATTGCGCAGAAAAAAACGAATTAAGGAAGAACAGTAAATTTATTATTTTAATGAGGAAAGCCAATGTCTGCGAGAAAGAACAGAAGGGACAGAAAGCGGGTCTCGGCCAAGCGTCGGGTCTCGGAACATGGAACAGGGGGTGGAAGTAATTACCTTCAAGTTCCGGAGGGGTACTCTTTTTTCCAACCGAAGGAAGGAAAGTATCGTTTAGATTTTATGGTGTATAATGTCGGCAAAGGTAATCCTTATGCTGATGAAGGTGATCAACATTATGAGCGCACTTTCTTTGTACACCGAAATATTGGACCGAACAATGAATGGCATCTTTGTGCGGCTAAGACGTTCAAGAAACCATGTCCAATTTGTGAGCACCGGTCGCAGTTATCGAAAGATCCGGATGTAGATGAGGATGTTTTGAAGTCATTGGCTCCAAGCGAACGCCAATTATGGTTGCCTGTTGATTTGAGTGATCCCCAAGAAAAACTCATCTGGGAATGGTCATATCACTTGTTCGGCAAGCAATTGGATAATAAAGTCGCGAATGCCGATGAGGAAGATGAATACGAATATTTTGCTGATCCCATGGATGGCAAGACAATTCGTGTCAGTTTCTCAGGCTCCGACCGTGGAAAATGGTTGGATGTTGCTGATATTGAGTTCAAGGATCGACGTAAGCAGTATGATGAGGGTATTGCTGATGAAATGCCTTGTCTTGATGATCTTCTCAAGGAAACACCGTACGATAAGCTCAAGAAGATTTTCTTGCAGATTGATGACGATGATGATGGGGAAGATGATAAGAAATTCAAGAAGAAGGATAAGAAGACGAAGAAAGATGCACCGACAGCGGACGATTATGGTCTTGTTAAGGGGGATGCTGTTGAGTATGATGATGAGGCATATATTATCAAAAAGATTAGCCCAGATGGCACTAGTCTTACCTTGGAAGATGAGGATGGAGATTTGGTACGGGCAATCAGTCCTAAGGATGTGTCTTTGATAGAAGAAGACGATGAAGATGAGCTTCCCAAGAAGGAGAAAAAATCCAAGTCTAAAAAGCCGGAACCTGAGCCGGACGATGACGACGATGATGACGACGATGACGATGAGCCACCAAAGAAGAGCAAGTCTAAGTCTAAATCTAAAAAGCCGGAACCTGAACCGGACGACGATGACGACGATGACGACGATGACGATGATGACGACGATGACGACGATGACAATTGGGATGATTGGGATGATGACGACGATTAGTCACATGTTCTAATTACCATCGGGAGGGTGGTCGAGGGAAACTTCGGCCGCCCTTTTTAATAGGGAATGGTATGGAAGTAGAGCGTCTTAAGCAAAATTTAATAAGAAGGAAAGAATCTGAAATGTCTAAGGGATTATTGTCTACTGGGAGTACCATGCTAAATTTAGCATGCTCTGGAAAACCTGAAGGTGGGTATCCGGTTGGTGGGTATGTTTTTTTGGTGGGGGATTCTATGTCGGGCAAGACATGGTTCTCATTAACTTGCTTGGCTGAGGCGGTTAAAGATCCCAGGTTCAAAAATTATCGGTTCATATATGATAATGTGGAAAGGGGTGCCCGCATGAATATGGTTCGCTATTTTGGACAGAAAATGGTGGATAGGCTTGAACCCCCTAGAATGGATAAGGAAGGCGAACCTGTGTATTCGCAATATGTTGAGGAATTCTATTTTAATGTGGACGACGCATTAGATGTTGCGGAAGAAGAGGGACGTCCATGCATTTATATTGAGGATTCCATGGATGGTTTAGATTCCTTTGCTGATGATGATAAATTCGAAGAGTGGAAAGAGGCGTTCCATGAAGGCAAGGAATTTAAGGGGACGTATGGCATGAGCAAAGCCAAAGCAAATTCAACGTCATTGCGCCGGCTTATTGGTCGTTTGGAGAGAACAGGAAGTATTCTAATAATCATTAGTCAGACTAGAGATGACGTAAATTCTAAACTTCCGTTCGCCACCAAGACACGTGCGGGTGGCAAGGCTTTGCGGTTCTATGCGGATATTGAGATATGGTCATCTGTTACCGGAGCCATTACTAAAGAGTATAGAGGAAAGAAGAGGACTATCGGACAGAATGTGAAATTGCAGGTTAAGAAGAGCCGGCTTACTGGAAAACAGGTGGAAGTGGTGGTTCCTATATACCATAGCTTTGGAATAGACGATATTGGGTCGTGCATTGATTTCTTGGTGTCTGAGAAAGAGTGGACCGCTAAGAAGGGTGTAATAACTGCCAGCATAGGTCCCCATGAATTTTCTAGTCGCAAGGAAAAGTTAATTAGAGAAATAGAGGATAAGGATCTTATGGAGGATGTCCAGGAATTGGTGGGTGAGTGCTGGGATGAAATAATTGAGGCTACCGCCATATCTAGGAAAGTTAAATATGAATGAAGAAAGAAGAGTATTTGAGGAATGGATGGAGGCTCAGCAGGTCTTTAGTCTCCATAGGACAGGCAGTGGATATTCTAATTATACTACACAATGCTGTTGGGAAGCTTGGCAGGCGGCGGTGAAGTGGAGGGATGCTCGCCATGAGAAGTTATCTGCTCGTCGATGTCAGTAATCTTGCTTATAAGGCTATGTATGCTATGCCCGATTTGTCTTTTGAAGGCAATGCTATGGGTGCGGTATATGGTGTCTTTCAGGATATAGTTCGTTTGCGGGAAAGATTAGAAACGAACAAGATGATATTCTGCTTCGATTCTAAGGTGAGTCTTCGCAAGTCTATTTCTCCAGTTTACAAGGGTCGACGCAAACGAACTTTGGAAATGACGGAAGAAGAGAAGAAGTTTCGTGAGGATTTAATAAGTCAAGTTGTATGCATGCGTCGTAAATATTTTCCAGCAATTGGGTTCCGTAATTTGCTTCATCAGGAAGGGTATGAAGCAGATGATTTGATAGCAGCCATGGTGCAGAGGCATGTCAAAACTCAGTTCATTATTGTTAGCACTGACCAGGATTTATACCAATTGCTTAGTGATAAAGTTGTGATCTATAACCCCATGGCTAAGACAATAATTACCGCTCAGTCATTCGAGTGTAAGTATGGTGTAAAGCCTGAGAAATGGGCTAAGGTCAAAGCCCTTGCTGGTTGCGTGTCCGATAATGTAATAGGGTGTAAGGGTGTTGGTGAGGTTATTGCTATTAAATTCATTAATAAGAAGCTTAACAAGAAAACTGCGACTTATGATAAGATCCAAGATTTTCGTCCTCATGCTATTCAAAATCTTATGCTTACCAAGTTACCATTTCCTGGTACTGCAGATTTTCCAATAGAAGAGGATGAATTGTCCACCAAGAAATGGGATAGGGTCATGAAAAGATTAGGAATGAATACATTATTAGGAAAAGGACGTTCATTATGTCGAAATTGAATATAATGGGAATTGATCCTGGTCAGAAGGGTGGGTTGGCAATATGGAAGGATGGTAAGGTAGAGGCTTACAAAATGCCTGAGACGCCTACTGATTTGCTGGAATTGCTAGCAAGTTTATCTTTTCATGAGCCATTTTGTTACATTGAAGATGTGCATAGCATGCCCACCGATGGGAAGAAGGCTATAACGACATTTATGAAGCATGTTGGGCACTTGGAAATGGGGCTCATGGCTGCTGATATTCCTAATGAACAGGTGTCGCCCGGGACTTGGCAGGGTTATTTCAAGTTGAAAAGAAAATGTAAGTCGGAGACTACGACACAAAAGAAAAATAGGCATAAAGCGAAGGCGCAGAAGTTGTTTCCGGACATGAAGATAACCCATGCTATTGCGGATGCGTTATTAATCATGGAATGGGGGCGACGTAAGAGGCATGAAGAATTATGATAAATGCTATCAGGATTAGGAATTTTCAGCGACATAAAGATAAGTCTTTGCATTTTAATTCTAATGTTACGGCCATTACTGGGTATAGTGATACTGGCAAATCTTCTGCTTTAAGGGCGTTCAGGTGGTTATGCTTAAACAAGCCACGCGGATTTTCTTTTCGTACCAATGGTTCTAAGAAAACTAAAGTACTGGCTCAGGTTGATGAGAAGTTGTCGGTGCGCCGGCTGCGGAGTAACATTGAGAATACGTATGCGATTAATGAGAAAGGCAGGATACAAAAGTCGGCATCGGTGGGCAGTGAAGTTCCTGAGGATGTGCAGAAACTTTTGCGTGTGGGGGAAGAGAATTTTCAAGGTCAACACGATCCACCATTCTGGTTTAATTTAACGGCTGGGGAATTAGTTAAGAAACTGAATCAAATTGTTAATTTAGAAGTCATGGACGCTATAGTGGGGGATATTACTAAGCGCGTGCGAGACAATAAATCCAAGAAGTTATTGGTGGAAGAAAGGATAGATAAATTTGAAAAGGAAGTAAGATCCTATAATTTCGTGGATGATGTTGATATGGAGTATAGGGCTTTGCAAGAGCAGTTTTCGGAGTATTTTGATTTGTCCGAGAAGGTGGAGCAGGGCACATATTTGTTAGACGACATTCAGGGTCTATGGAAGAAGTCCAGGAATCTCAAAGCCTGTGTAAATGATGCTGGTACCGTGCTAGAGTTCATGGAGCAATTGGATCATAAGGAGAAGGATGTTGCTAATTTATCTAAGTTAATGGAGCAAGTTGAGGAATTGGATGAGGTTATTAGTAGGGGTATTCCAGACATCGAACCATTGCGGGTTATCTTGGTTGACCTGGAAAATAAGGAGGTAGAGGCAGAGGATCTTCTTAATTGTTTATCTTCGGCTAGGCGTCATAAATTGGCGTGGGAACAGGCGAAAGAAGCTTGGAATAGGGCTAAGAAGAAATTGGGTGATGTTAAGGTGTGTCCGACTTGTGGGAGTGTAATAGGATGAGATCTAAGCCAATTGCTATACTATGTAGTGATATTCATTTGTCTCATTCCCCACCCATAGCCAGGTCACTTGAACCGGATTGGTATGCCGCCATGGATAGGGTGCTTGCTCAAGTAAGAAGATTGTCGGATGATTATAATATTCCAGTTGTATGCGCAGGGGATATATTTCATCGACATAATCCTCCACCATCATTGATAAATTTTGCTATTAAAAATCTCCCCCATATGTATGCTGTTCCTGGTCAGCACGATTTGCCATTCCATAGTTATGAGAATATTGATAAGTCGGCGTTCCGTACGTTAATGATGGCTGGGAAGGTAACATTAATTGATGGTGAGGTTTTGAGACATGAATTTAATCATGGTAGTTTTATTATGCATGGGTTCGGATGGAATAGGGAAATTGTACCATTGGCGGGTGGGAATTGTGATGATATACAATTAGCCGTATGTCATAAGTATATATGGGTCGATGGAAAAAGTTACCCGGGTGCCCCTGAGGAATCAAAGGTACGGGGCTTGAAAAAGACATTAAAAGGTTATAATGCGGCGGTATTCGGGGACAATCACATTCCCTTCTTTTCCATGGCTGGTGATTGTGAGGTACTCAATAGTGGGTGCTTGATTAGAAGAACTCAGGATGACCGTAAGTATCCCAATGGCGTTGGATTGTTGTGTAGTGATGGTACTATTGAATTGTATCCTTTGAACACCAATGGCGATAAGTGGTTGGATGTGGAGGTAGAGGAAGAAGTGCAGGATGTAAATCCTGAGTTGGAACAGTTTCTTTCCGATTTGGCGTCAATGCAGACTAATGACATTGACTTTGAAGAATTGATTTTACGTTATTTAGTGGATAATGAGGTAGACGATGAGGTTGCGAAACTCATAAGAAGTCTCGTAAAATAAGGAGACCCATATTATGCCCTAGTATAGCCCCCCAGGATTGAAATTTAGTCTGAAAGACAATTAGAATGCGTCAATTAAGTGGTTTTTGAAGTTTGGTACGCGGCGCCACAATTAAGACCGCCATGCAGGGGGAAGGGCCCTGTTCTTTTTATTTAGGGAGGAAATGGATGGCAGTTTCAGAAGAATACAGAAGACTAAAGCGCAAAGTGGACAGGACACGAGAAGAGGCGGATCGGGCTCATGGTGCATTTGAATCTAAAATGAAAGATTTGAAGGAAGATTTTGATTGTGAGACTATTGAAGAGGCAGAAACTAGGCTTGAGGAAATGCAGTGCGAAGTTGCTGAATTAAAAGAAAAATATAAAGCAATGTACGATAAATTCCTGTCTAAATGGGGGTCGGTTCTAAATGGTGATAAATCCTAAGAAGCATGAAAAACAAATCAATGAATTATTGCTTAAGCGGTCTAATGCGGTTGCTATGTTGGAGGCAGAAGAAGAAGAACTTGAGCAAGTTACCATTGATTTGGATCATTCTGAGCAAGCCCATGCCATTATTCTGAATATTGCTCAAACTATTCAACAGACAGTCCATGCTAGGATATCGAATACGGTTACCCGTTGCTTGAATAGTGTCTTTTCAGATCCTTATGAATTTCAGATTCAATTTGAGCGTAAGAGGGGCAAAACAGAAGCCCGCATGGTGTTCCTAAGGGATGGACTTGTTTTGGACGATCCATTGAATCAGGTGGGTGGTGGGGTCATAGATGTGGCCGCATTCGGTTTACGGTTAGCGTGTATAATGATGATAAGGCCTAGGCGTCGGCGTCTATTGGTGCTGGATGAGCCACTAAAAAATGTACGGGGAAAAGACAATCGAATGCGTGTTCGAATGTTATTGGAATCATTAGCAGAGGAAATGGATATGCAAATTATATTGAATGTTGATATAGATTCTTATCCTGAATTTGCTATAGGCAATGTTTTGGAAATGGGGGAGGAAGATGATAAGTCCTGAACTACACGATGTGCCTATTGCGGCTTTGGAAGAATTTGGTTTTAATGTAAGGTATTTCAGCATCTTGGAAGACCGCATGGGTGCTATTTACTTAGGTCAGTTAAGTGGTTTCACTAGAAGGGCATTACTGGAGCAGTCTAATGTGGGGGAAGGGTTAGTGAAGGATTTGGAGAATTCAATAAAAGCTTATAAAGCGGCCCATGGGCTGTAAGGTGCAAGGACGTGTATTATAATGACAAGTATGTTCCTTTGACAAGGAAAGAAGAAATAGAGACAATTTTGGCATATCAGAATGGTGATGTGTCTGCTGGTGATAAGTTGATTAATTCTCTTACACCATGGGTGATGAAATTAGTATCGAAGGTATATAATAAATTCAATATTAATTCGGATTTTTGTGAGCAATTTGATGATGTTGTTCAGGTCGCCATGATGGGGCTCCTAAAGGCTATTAAAAAGTTTGATGTAGAAAGAGGGTGCAGATTATCAACATTCGGTTCAAAAATTATTTATAATGAATGTATATCTTATTTATTCAAAACTAGACTAATTAAGATTCCATTATACCATATGAAATCCGAGAATTGTTTATCGAAGTTTGTGACTAATGTTTATTCAATTGATAAAGCGATGGAAGGAGTACATGGTGGATCGGTAGTTCCTTCTGCTATTATGGAGAAGGTAGATGAGTATGGTGTTTATGAATGTCAATTAACTGAAATGGAGAAAAGGGAATTACTAACATTTGTATTGGTTGAAATTGGAAGGCTACCGGCTAAGTGGTCATTCGTTATGGAACAGAAGTTTCTTCGAGGTAGGACTGAGCCGGATATAGCGAATCAAATAGGGGTATCACGGCAACGCATTAATCAAATATACAAAGAGGCTGTAAAAAGAATAAGAATTCGAGTAGAGGAAATATACAATGGCTCGCAGGAACAGACATCAAAAGGTGAAAAGATCGGAGTCAGTTAAAGAAGAGGAAAAAGATTTTCATGAGATTTTACAAAGGATAGGTGAAAAAGCCATGGATGGGATAATAAGGGAACGGGCTAGGAAGGTGCGTGAGGAAGGGTTTATAGCCATGCCCGGCGTGTCTTTGCCTAAGTCCAGAAACCCTATAAAATTTGAACCATGGGGAATAGTTGATCAAGAAGATCCAGAAGATAATGGTTCATTGATGCGTAATTTTAAGGAGAACAATATTATGCCAGAAGCAATGGTAACTAGGTCAGAATTTAAGAAGTATGTCCAAGTTCAGAAGGAAGGCAAATTTAACATGCTTGACCCTGCGGCAAGAATAGCAACGGGATTGTCAGAAGAGAAGTTTCTTGCTATTCTTAAGGATTATACTTGGCTGGCATCTAAGTATCCTGAGGTAATAAGTAAACAATAGTACCATGGTTCCCGTATATATGAAAATTGCGAAATATCATGCCAGATACCAATCGCATAGTGGGGAAGTGTTCATGTTCTTATGGGAACCTGGGGACGCAGAAGATATCATTAAAATAATTGCAGATTATGCCACTGACCCAGATATAGGTTTGACGATTGTTGAAGCAGTATATTTGGGAAATATGGTAGGAAGGGTTGAAGGATTGTGAAGGTTGCCATAGGAAGGGAGAAAGTATCTGATAGGTATAAGGCTTTGATTCTAAAGTCAGAATCATTCCAAGACGAAAAGGCTTTGGAAACGCTCATTAATACTATGCTAGAAATGAAGAAGTTGATTTTCAAGTTGCCTAGTGGGGCGGCTGCATGTCTTCAAATAGGAGAAGATAATTTCTTGGAGGACGTGGATAATGGTGAGTAAGAAGAGGGCTTGATATTACTTTAATGGGAGGATTCCATATTATGGTAACGACAAAAAATTCCTTGAAGAGACAAGAAGTATTTCTTGTTCGGGATTGGGTCGACAAGAATTGGGAAGATATAGTTAAGGCAAAACCTACTTATCCGGAAGCGGCAAAAGCGGCTTCGTCGTGCTTGGGGTTTAATATCACTGAGCACAATTTGCGTGGCATTGTAATCAACATGAAGGACAAGGAATGGCCACGCAAAAAGAAGTTAAGGGTTAAGGTGTCGAAACAGGACGAAGTGGCATTCTTGGCCAAGCAGATTCGTACTTTGAATGATTTTCTTCTCCTCATCTTAGAGGATTTGGAGGAAAGCCATTTGATCGAAAAGTACGAGTGTCGGTTCGACTTGGAAAGAGTAGATTTATTGGCCGCCGGCGTGCCCGCTAAGGAAAATGGGAAGTAAATAACTTCACTACCTGGCACCTGATTAGTTTGAAGAACATCACTAGACCAATCATGGTGCTGGGTAGTTTTATTTGAAAAGACAATGAATACAAGATTCAATCCCACGGCGAATGGTTATCTTCATCTAGGTCATTTGTATCTAGCTTTGGTGAATCAGCATGTTGCTAAGAGAACTGGTGGAAAGTTTATTGTTCAGATAGATGATAATCAAGATCATTGGAGGCAAATGTATGGTCAGACAAAAATTAATCATTTTGTTAGTGAGTTGAAAAGAGATTTAGAATGGGCAGGTTTGGAACCGTCTGAATATGTGATTGCTTCGGAAGAAGAGGAAACGAATAAGGAATATTGCTTAAATTTAGCTTGTCTTGAAATGGGGCCTGTTGCTTCTTATCCCATGGCGAATGTAAATAATTGGGTAACTTTATATCCATTCGTGCCCGAGCTGACTGCATTGAAAGTTGCGCAAGACTATCGAAATAAAATTGATATCGTTATCAGGGGAATTGATCTATTAACTGAGTTCTCGCTATATGCATACTTTTGCAAAATGCTGAAGTTTCCCCTTCCAAGACATCATTACATTCCTTTATTTAAGTTGAATGATAAACCATTATCTTCTAACCCCATGCGGGGCGAAATTAGCCAAAAATTGAAGGTACGAGATTACCGTGAAAAAGGCTGGAATAATAGGGAATTAATCGAACTGATGGAGGAAACTTGTTTGATTGTTAGGCTCGGCGGCTGGGACTTTGAAAATATTCAATTCGATCCAGGATTGTTTGAAAATTAGAGATAAGGTATGGGATTTGCATATGATGCAGAACGGCTTATGCCGATGATAACTGCTAATGATTTATTCCTGAAAAATGAGCTAGAAAATTATCTAGTAAACTTCGAAAGACTTCTCGAGAAGTGGGGTCATATGTTCTCAACGACCCCTATCGTTTTTATTCAAAATCCCCTTTTCTTTGATTATCTTTTCACGCAAGGACTGACACCAATTCCTTGTATCCAATGTGGGGACGATAAAGGGGCAATCTACACAAAAGGATTTCGCAGTCCATACCTTTCTGTAAGTGACTTCGACCCACAAGATGAAAGGAAGGAATTTCTGGATTATGTGCTAACTAATCAAAACAAGTTTCCCTTTATAAATATAGGAAATTCATTTATCGAAATTCACCACCATGACCACACGCCCAATTCCCAGACTATATATGAAATAGTAGAAAAGTTCCCAACTATTGAACCGAAAAAAATCATGGTCGCCCCCTGGCATGGAGATGTCCTGGATGAAATGCAAAAATTCGCAGGAAATCTAAAAAACGCCCCCATGAGAAAAGCCCTACTGGATACGGGAATTAGACATGTCTGTA